TCGTGGTTATGTTTTTATAATAATTAGAAACATACATTTTCAACTTCATAATATTAGAAAGCGTATTGATAAATGCGAATTAAACGAAGAAATATATAATCTAATAGACGATTATAACGAAGAACAAGAGTTAGAATGGGATAGCTTTAGAATAAAAGCTGAAAACGAAGTTAATTCTTGGGAATGGTACGATAAAAAGTTATTTACTTTGTACCGAGATAATAAAACAAGTATAAGAAAATTAGCAAAAGAAACAGGTATTAGTTTTGTTTCTATATTTCACACATTAAAAGCTAATAAGCAAAAATTAAAAAGATTATTACAAGACGATTACGATAATTTAAAACTTTAAAAAGATGGCAAGACCAAAAAAATCAAAAGGGCTTGGTGATACAATAGAAAGAATCACAGAAGCAACAGGAATTAAAGCAGTAGTTGAAGCAGTATCAGAAGCAACAGGAATTGACTGTGGTTGTGGTGAACGTAAAGACTTACTTAATAAGTTATTCCCTTACAAACAACCTGAGTGCTTAACGGATGAAGATAACGAATGGTTAAAGATTTTCTTTGAAACAAACAATAATCAGTTAACACCTAAACAACAAAACAAAGTTATTGAAATTTACAAGAATGTATTTAACCAAACAATTCAACCGTCAAATTGTGGTTCTTGTTGGAGAGATAAAATAAACGAATTAAAAAGAGTTTACGACACGCAAAATGCAAGTAAATAAACAGAATAGATTTGAAGTAACATTTGACAAAGCAAAGTTCAGTTTATTAAACAAAGACAAAAAGATTTCGTGGTTGTTTAGAAGTTCTGAAGTTGGAAAATGTGCCAAGTTATTCGACGACTATTATAATTCGGAACAAGTATTAACTCCAAAAGGGTGGTTCTTGTTTTATAAATCAGTAATGGGTGTTGACATATTAAAAGAAGTTTCCAATAAAATAATGGAAATAACTAAATTAGATGAAGACACCTGTTTTCAATATACAAAGTTTAGAGTACTTGGTCAAACTTGGAATGGTATGTTAAACGAAATAGATTTAATTAACGAACTAAAACAAGAATTTCCAAATATTGAATTTAGAAAAGCTGATTACAATTTAGATGAAAACTATTTTACTGATTGGGAAGCGTACAGTCAAGGCAAGTTGTTTTTAGGTTTACAAATTAAACCAATAACGTATCAGTATATGAATACTCAATATCAGAATCAAGCCAAGTTAAATCACGAAGTACAAAGACAAAAGTATAAAGACGAATTTAAAGTACCGCATTTTTTAATATACTACGAGAACAATAAACTGCAAGACAAACAAAAAGTAATAGATAGAATAAACACATTATTAATAAATTTAATAGAAGTTAGATGAACACAATAGAAAACCCAATACAATTAGAATATTTAAAGCAAGTTATACTTTCGCAACTGCTTTTAGAATGTAACGAGAATTTACGCTTTACAATACAATACAAGCAGCAAATTAAGAATAGAATAAATAATCTTAATAAAGATTTAGAAAGCGTTGTGTTTGATGAATACACAAAGATATATAAAACAGACCCTGAAATGACTACAAACATTTTAAATGCTATTGAAGATTTAGTAACTAAATTATGCACAAGCACGTTAGATGAGTTAATAATGATTAACGCAGTAGTTGACAAGTATAACGATAACAAAGAATGGTTTACAGAACACGCACAAGCAGATTTTTTAAAAATAGAATAATATGAGCAAGATAACACCAATGCATTATATGACAGAATCTAAAGTAGATGTTATAGACTTCTGCAAAATGTACGATATGAATTTTAATCGTGGCAATATAGTTAAGTATTTAGCACGAGCAGGTAAAAAAGATAACGAGCTTGATGATTTACGAAAGGCGTTAAACTATCTTTTACGGGAAATAGAACACCACGAGAAACTCCAAGAACAATGGATTGAAAATAATAAGTAGGGTAACACCTACTTTTTTTATCTTTTAATGCTACGCATTTATGTTAAAGTTTTGTTAAAATGTTAATAAGTAAAAAATAATTTATATATTTGTTGAAACAATTAAAAACAAGTATATGGAAACATTTAATTATCGTAATCAAGAAATACAAGTTGATTACCACACTGTAGAAGTAAAAGGCGAACAAGGTCCTGATGTTATTATTGGCTCAGTATTTTATCAAGGTACTGACATAACAATGATATTAAACCAAAAAGACGAACAAGAAATATTAGAAACAATTTACGATAAACTATATAACTAATGAAAACAGAAATTATAAACGATTTAGATATCTTGATTCAATTAAGCAAAGATTTAGATAACGCATATATGAAAAACAAATTGCGTAATATTAAAAAGGTATTGTTAGAAGAATGGAACGAAACTGATTTGTATTACGAACAAATAAAAGAAGTATTGCGAGAAGAAGAAACAATGAACAATTTAAACAATTTAATGGACTTTAACAAATAAGATATGGAAGAGTATAGCGATTGCTGTGGTGCAAGTAGACACCATATATTTAACGAACTTTGTGCTGATTGTTTAGAACATTGTTCATTTGAAGAAGAAATAGAAGAAACAACAATTTAAAAACAAATAAGATATGATAACAACATTTGATAACAAACAATGGGATAAAGAAGAACTATTAGCCAATATGTACGACGATATTTTTTACTATGGTTACTTAGGTCAAAACGCATTAAGTAGTTCTACTATCAAAACATTATTATCTTCGCCTAAAACGTATTACTTCACAAAAAAATATGGTAGTGGTGAAACACAAGCGTTACGTGATGGTAAACTATTTCACACAATGATATTAGAACCTGAAAAGTTAGATGATATTATATTTGTAGACGCTGCAACAAAAGCAAGTAAAGAATATAAACTTGCAAAAGAAACAGGAAAAGAAGTTTACACTAAAAGCGAAAAGAAATCAGCTGAAAGATTATGCGATGCTTTATTAAGAAACGAAGCTGTCAAGGAATACTTGACTACTGCAGAATTTGAAGTACCACAAATAGCTATGATTGATGGAATACCTGTAAGAGCAAAAGCAGATATACTAAAAGGCAATACTATTATAGATTTAAAAACTACAACAGGTATAAAAGACTTTCGTTATTCAGCAGATAAATATAGCTACGATTTACAAGCTTGGTTATATCGTGAAATGTTTGGAGTAGATAACTTTGTATTTGTAGTAATTGACAAAGGTAGTTTAGATATAGCAATCTTTGAATGTAGTGATGAGTTCTACGCAAAAGGTAAAGAAAAGTTTGAGCAAGGTATTAGCAACTTTAAATACTTCTTTCAAACCGAAGGCGTAGATTTAGACCAATATGTATTAAGAGGTGTACTGTAATGGATGAGTTATTTTTTTGCGAACAACTTTTGAATAAAAAAACAAATGGAAATATTTTGTTTTATAAAATATTAAGACATAAGTTTGGAAGTGAATATGTAGATAGATGTGTCTTTAATGATTTTAAAGAAAGGATAAGAAATAGGTGTTGGTTAGCTTTTAAAAGAATAAAAGAAAACAAACCATACAATACTGAAAAAATATTAGGAGCAGACTTTAATAGTATAAAAAAACATATTGAAAGTCAATTTAAAGAAAATATGTGTTGGGATAATATGGGTAAAAATGGTTGGGTTATAGACCATATAAAACCTTTAGCTTTAGCAAAAACAAAAGAAGAATTATTAATTTTGTGTAACTATAAAAATCTTCAACCAATGTGGGAAAAAGAAAATAAAATAAAATCATCTATTTATAATGGTCAAAGAGTTACATATAAACATAATATACAATGGATGAATTAACAAAAGATGAAGCGTTTGCTATGACACTATACGATATTAGTCAAGGTGAAACGTTAGAAACTATGCGAATGATTTTAACTGATTACGAAGAACGTGAGGAGTTTGAAATATGTGCAGGTATACATTTAGCAATAGAAGTAAGTTCGTTTCTTACATTAACCGCAGTAGTTGAAGAATATTTAGAAAACAATATAGAATTAACATTTGATGAATTATGATAATAGAACAAATAAAACAAGAATCAGGAATTGATGTAACAATAAAAAGCAGGAAACGAGAACAAGTAGAAATGAAAGCATTAGCTTCTTTCTTATTAAGACAAAAAGGATATTCGTTAACACAAATAGGAAAAGAACTAAACTTAAATCACGCTACTATAATACACCATTTGAAAATATACCCAATGATTAAACACTACAATCCAAGGGTAGAAGAATTAGAAAACTTAATCAATGGAGTTAAACCCGATTTAGTATTAGAATCATTACAGTTTAAAATACAAATGAAGGACATAGAAATAAAAGAACTGAAACAAAAAATAGAACAACTACAAACAAATAAAAACATTATGCGTTTAGCTGCACTATTAGAACACGAAGATGTACAAGAAAAGTTTCAAGCATTTTTAAACATTAACGAAAAAGTAAGATATTATAAAAAATATGAGTAGATACATTTTAATTTGGATAGCTTACGAATTAGTAAGAGCAGTGATAATAAAACTATGGTATAACAAAATGAATAAAGAATGAGTAATCTACAAAGAATATTAAGAGTAATGAGCTTCTATTATAAAAGAGGTTGTAACAAAGAATCAGTAAACACTATTTATAAAAAAATACTAAAACAAAAATACAAATGAAACAAACAGCAGTAGAATGGTTGATTAATATTTTTAAAATTAAAAGTCCTTGTTGTAAAAAACCAATGAAAGATATTGGTTTACATCAATTTTGGGGTGGTTGCAAAAATATAATTTATGAATGTAAAAAATGTAAAAAACAATGGATATGAAACTACAATTAGAAAACTACGGATACAAGTACATAGTTGAAACAGAACACGACGATGTAACGCTTGACGAATACCTACAACTATTTAAAGGTTTATTAATACAAGCAACCTTTAACGAGCAACAATTTAAAAGAGCTATTTTAGAATTAGCTGATGAACTAAAAGAAGAATAATATGCCTGATATAACAATGTGTAACGGAAACAACTGCGATTTAGCTTCTACCTGTTATAGATATAAAGCTGAACCAAGTATAAGACAATCTTATTTTGTTGAAGCACCTGTTGAAGATGA